ACTACATTGTTACGATTTGCCATTTTAATATGGTTTTAATTATAATAATTGATTAACACTTAATTTATTCATTCTGATTTGAAAATCAGATGCTTGTATTTTTCCTGCTGCTAACATAACAGCTATGTCTACAATTTCATTGTGTGTAACCTCAGCCAATTCAGAATTTTGATTTTCTGATAATGCAACAGAAGACCCGGGTAATTTATAAGTTCCTCCTGGCACTCCAGAAGGAAAGCAAATATACTTTCTTTTTCTAATGTAAGACAAAGTAAATTCAGAAACAAAGAAATCCTTCACTAATAGCTGTATGCCCAAAGAATCAAAATTACCTATAACTTCTCTCCAATCAAATGAGCTACTATAGTTTTCAGATAGATCTGAAGGGTCATCATGTTGAACAGGAATAAAAACTGCTTCTTTATTTACACACTTACCCTTAGTAATTAAACATCTACCTCTTAAAAACATTTCATAATCAACAGGTAAAACAACACCATTTAATCTGTTTCCTGATACCGCAGAAATTCCTATAGAGCTATTTACTGGTATCTTTTTACTTACCACTATGTTTCTAATGTCTTCAGTACTTCTTTGGTTAACTTCAAATCCCAGATGAGTGAACTTTCTAGGATATGCAACTAGCTTGACAAAGATCTTTTCTGCTTCATTGAGGATCCAATCAATTTCTGGAATTTGTAAGTTCCTGTTTTTTTGACTGTCAATCTTATTAAACTTCATTTTGAAGTCATAGTGCATATCCTGAACTTTCATTATTTCTGAGTTTTCTCTTTTAATATTAGATAGAAATCTTGATTTTCATCTTTTCCAAGGTACTCAGCAACTTCTTCTTCATCCATACCTAATACGGAATCCAAATGTTTAATTTTATGTCCATCTTTTCTTAACACACCTTTGTCTACTGCTTCATAAACTAGAGCCAGAACAGATACTTCTTTCTTACCTCTATTAATAGTTCTAAGCAATAGTTCAGGGTCTTTTGAAATAAGCTTATCCATCTCTACAGTAATAAAGTTTTCAGTAGAACTTTTCAAGTTTCCTCCAGTAAGTACTTTTATAACACTTATCTTTCTTTCTCTACTTAACTTAGATACCTCTATAACTGCAGTATTCTTAAGTGTAACTTTAGAAGCCTTTAATTCTGCTTCTTCTGATTCATCATGTATATAGTGAGTAGCATCTGGCCAAAAACCTTCATCAGCTTCTTTCTTAGAATTAGCTACGAACCGATTACCTTTCATTATGCATACTTTAATTCTTTCTAGTGGAACTGCTTTGTTAAAAAACATTGTCCTGTTTTTAAGCTTTACTTTTGCAGAGCCACTATCCCAAAAAGGGTGAGGTGAGTCTGGATCAAAATGTAAACTAAGATCGTATTTTATTTTCTTCTTTAAAAAGAAATCTTCATCTTCTTGTGAGATTACTACTGCATATTGCATTGTCTCTGTGTCTGCAAGTGCCTGTGTAGTGTGGGTTTGTGAAAAGGACTCTTTACCTTTCTTACCATGCCACTTTTCTTTATCAAGTGGTCTTACCTCTACTTTTGTTGACATTCTTTATGTAATTTAAGTTTATAAAACAAAGATATAATAAAAAATCCCCAACCTAATGATAAGTTGGGGATTTCTTGTAAACTATAAACTTAGACTTAGTTTCTAGAAAGGATTAACTCTCCACATTTAGTGACATCTTCTATGTGTGTTCCGCGAGTTTCCCCAACGTGCATTTCATAGTAGTCTCCTGCGTGTGCAGAACTTCCTGACTTCTTAGGTCCATAAGGTCCATACATACCTTCTACATAAGTAAAGGCATAAGAATCTTTCTTCTTCATTATCTTAATGTTAGACTTCTTGCCAGTATCACCAGAAAAATCTAAGAAAGTAATACGTTGAGATTCTACTGGGAATCCTGTTACAGGATCAACCTCAAAGTTGATCTCTCTATCATCATACAATGGATTGTGGATAAGCTCCAAAGAACTACCATTTGCCATGTTGTACTTTACAAACTGGTAACCAGCCTCTAAAGAGTTTGTATGAATATCGTTGTTTACTTTGTTACTGTAGACTTCAATGTTCTTGATGAATCCAGACTTTTCTTGCCAGTCTTGTACAGCTCTGTGGAATTGTAACATTCCGTATTCACCTGTAAAACCTTTGATCTGTCTTCCTTTTCCTGGCTTAACTCTTCCGTAGAAGATGTCCATTAAGTACTCTTCAATTAACTTCGCAGTTAAGTGAGAATATCTGTGGATATGAGAATCTTCAAGTTGCTCTTGAATACCAGGTCCCATTCTTACAGGTCTACCATTTGCACCTATTACAGTGTCAGCACTCCTTGAGTACCATTGGCCACGTTCAATTTCTCTGTACCACTGCTGCCAGTACTCTACTTCAGCATACTTCATCCAACCATCATGAACATTACCTTTTGAGTCAGGAATCTTACAAGCTAAAACTTCAGTAGAAGCATAGTCTGTAATTCTGTATTCTTTTCTGTACTTGGTCATCTTGTTACGGAAAGCCATTGGCATACTGAATACAGTAGAACCAGACTGTTCTGCAGCTTCTTCATAAGTAGAGAAGAGTTTACCCCACTGTTGTCCAGTAGTCAAATACTTTGTTGGAATGTAAGCTTCTGGATCATCAGTGTTCATTCTTACAATGTAAGTTGAACCATCACCATCAGTTTTTAATTGTTGCTGGACTCTTACTTGGTATTTCTTGTTAGAAGTACCAGGGTGAATAACATCACCGGGTAAGTACCAGTTTTCATCCAATTTCATTTTAAAGGGCTGCTTGAACTTTCCTGCTGTAGGATTGGTTGAAGGAACTAAATTCTCTACTATTACTAGTGGTCTAGTATTAGCATTCTTCAGTTCCCATTCCCATTCAGTAGTTCCTATGGTCTCTTCACCCATACCCACTAACATAGAGGAAAATGGGTTGTCAGAATAATAATTCTGGGCAGAGAACAAAGTGTCCATGACAGGGCCCATTTTGTGTGGTGCAGATATGAGACCTTTCCCTAAATGAGATTGCTCTGTCATATTTGCGTTCCACTCCATCTCCTTAATCCGGAGCTTGCTTGCTAGTGTTGCCATTTTATTGTTTTTGTTTATACATTAAATTAAGTGATCAATTCCCAAATTGCTTTCTTAGATTTTTTGTTTGGAGTATCTCCTTTTGCTCCAGCTACATTTCTAAGATTTTCTTTGTTCTTTCTAGAAGACTTTGTGACTGCTCCTTTTTCTACTGAAGAGAAATCAAAATCAGATTTTATAAGCTTTGAAAGTAAAGTAAGTCCTTCTTTGTCTCCCATTACCTTAAATAAATCATCTTGGAATTGGCTTATTTTTCTACCATCTTCAAGCTCTACTTTGGGATCAGAAATATAGTCTGGCAAAGATCTCTTATCTTCTGGGGATATCGAAACCCCTTTCACATCTTTAATCTCTGAAACAAAACTTTTTAAGTCTGTTTTAAACTGCTTTGACTTTTCTTTTTTACTTTTATTTAAAGCTTCAATGTCTTTTAGCTTTTCTTTCTCATCATCTTCTTGGCCCTTAACAATTTTGTTATAAGACTTTTCTCCGATGCTTTTAAGCTTCTTGTTTGCCTCTAGTGTTTCTATGTGGCTTTCAATATACTCTTCATCATAACCTTGCATTTTAAGGTCTTCAGATATAGCATCTTTTAGAACTCTAGTGTCAGAAATATCAGAGTCTTTATTAATCTTAGAATTAGCCGTGTTAGACAAACCTCTAAAATATTCTTTTGGGTCTCCACCTTTAGAAGCAAACTTGATTAAGTTTTTGACTTCATCTGGTAAAGAGTCTGTCATATCTCTTACTGCATCTTCCAGTGATTGTTCCCATTTATCTTCAAGCAGAGAATCTTTGTCCTCTCCTTCCATTTCTTCATCTGTGTAATCAACTAAACCTTTACTCTTAAGATACTCAAGGGTCTTTAAAGACTCAGACTTTTCTTCTGGCTTTTTACCTTTATCTTTTGGGTCATCACCATCTTGGTCTTCCTCTTCTTCTTCCTTACCTCCTTTGAAAAAGTCAAGGTTGCTTATGTCCTCTTCTTCATCATCTTCTTCATCTTTGGTTTTCTTTTTACTGTCTTTTCCTTCTTTTTTATCGGATTTAGCTTTACCATCTTTTTTAGTTTTGGTTTCTTCTTCTTCCTCACCTGCAGGCTCCTTCTCTTCTATAGGATCTGTTAGGTCAGCTTCTCCAAAAAAGTTTTGAGATGTATCTTCAAAACCTGCGAAGTCATCTAAACTTTTACTTTCTTTTTTAGTGTTGTCTTCCATGTTAGTACAAATTTAAGTTTATTTATGTATTATTATTAAGAGTGACTCTTTAATTATAAAAGCTATCTCTAATAGCCTTTTACTCTTTGTTGGCTTTTTCTTGTTTACTTATTTTAAGCTCTTGTCTCTCTTTCATAATTTTATGAGACAGTTCTTTATCTTTCCTATCAGCTTCTCTTCTTCTAATGTTTGCATCAACACCTTGATTGGCTACTTCAAGAGCATCAAGCTTACCATCATTATCAAAATCTTTATCTTCATTAAAACCTAGAGTTAAAATAGCTTGTTTCTGAATCTGAGTTTTTCTCTCTTCTTTTTCTTTTAGTATTATAAGTTCTTTCTCTTTCTCATGGTTTTCCTTTTCTCTTTGATCTTCTCTGTCTTGAAGAGCCATAGCATTTTTCTGATCTTGTTCTCTCATCTTATCTTCTCTCTCCATCTTTCTATTCTCTGCAGCTTCCAGTTCTTCTTGTGCTTCAGTTGAACTATCATGTTTGATGACCTTAAGTACATCTGACAATTCTACCTTTTGGTTCTGCATTGCAGCATGTGCAAGATTTCTTACATCTTGTTTAGCTTGTTCTGCTACTGAACTCTCTTCTACAAATAAACCTAGTGTTTCACTATCTAACAATTCTTTGTCAATAGTAAGAAGTGCTGTAGACATATCATCTAAAACATAAGAAAGAGTTTCAGGAGCATCTTCCCTGCTGTAAGCTATTCTTGCAACATCAACTAATGCTTGAAGAACATTTATTTTTACATGAGAATGTAAATCAAAATAAGGCTCTAAAATATTACTAGTTTGTACAAGGTTTTGTTGATTGTTTGTAACAGTAGAGTTGGGAGCAGCCTGTCCCAATACAGGATCAGTTACACCAACAGACTTACCACATTTTTGTTCCAGAAACTCAAGCAAGTCCACATACTTACCTATGTCAGATACTACAGACATATCAAGCTGTTTTGCAATAGAGTTTACATCTTGGCCAGTCATTCCTTCTTCATCTGGGTTAAACCACATAAAAGGAGTAGACTTAAAGTAATACTGCCACTTCTCTATGTCCATACCATTATCACTTGGTACAGCATTTATGTTCATAAGTATTTTCTTACCATCATCAGAAGCTAATAAAAGCTCCAATCTATACCAAACAATATTGTAGTAATACTGATAAACTTTCATTCTATCCATTGGTGAAGTAGGGACAGAGTTTGTGTTATCATAGATAGCCCCATGGTAAGAAAGCTTGCAAGTGTACAGGTTATTCTCATCTTTGGTCTGTCCAACAATAGGACCCATTTTCTTATAAATATCTTTTCCTATTTTCCAAACTTCATAACCTTCTGGAATCCATTCCCATTTGATATAGATATCTCCAATATCTTTATTCAAAGTGTACTCTTCATCCACTAACATCTTTGTGTTAATTTGACCAGTCTCTAAATCTTCATAGTCTAACCAACCTATTTTCCTAAGTCCTTTAAACTGAATATGCTTTACTGATAAAGTACTCTGATCTTCGTAAGTATGGCTGAGGTTATCCCCAAAAAACTCTCCGTAATTTAATTCTTGTACTCTGTGTCTGTAATCTGCATAA